TCTACTGATTATGTCCCGTTTTGAATCTTATAAGAAGTTCGTTGATGGCGTCACTTCCGAACCATCTACTGACTTCCTCGCCCTGTCTGATCGTCTGGTAGAACTGGATGAGAAAGGTGCTAACATCGAACGTCTCCTGACTGCTGGTGTGGGCATCAATGCCGAGGGTGGTGAGTTCCTTGAGATTGTTAAAAAGATGATCTTCCAGGGCAAACCCTTTGACGCTGCCAACAAAGAGCACCTTATCATCGAACTTGGTGATCTGATGTGGTATGCTGCTCAAGCGTGTATTGCCCTTGAGATCTCCATGGACGAGGTGCTCGACCGCAACATCACTAAACTGTCTAAGCGTTATCCTGCTGGAACATTTGACGCTTACTACTCTGAAAATCGTGTTGAGGGTGACCTATGAAAATTCTAACACTGGAAGATTATCAGAAGGCAGGCGAAACCTTCTGGCCTAAGTATTGGTACATCTCCAAAGAACTTGGTGAAGGTGCTAAAGCAGAAGATATTCTACGAGTCATGGAAGCAGTCGGTGGTGTCGCACTGAAACTTGCTCTAGAAGAAAAAGAAGGTCCCTTTGGATTTAATAAAAAAGACAAAGAGGAAGAAAACTGAAAATAAATAGACCCGTAAGGGTCTTTTTTTATGTCTGTAGTACCTGATCCAGCTGGTTTGTATGGTGATGATCCAGACTATGAGGACTGGGCATCCGGCAGAATGGGTGCGAAACTCAACTTTGGATTTGTCTACGAGAATAAACTGTTCTCACAGTACAAAGACGTTGGTTTAGTGCCACCTGGGTTCACTCCTGCTGGTGCTGACTCTACAGCAGCGGACTTGGAGTTGTGGACAGGCAAATATTTGGCAGGATCTGACCCTAAGACAGGTCAAAAGATAAAAATTGAGGTCAAACTTGACCCTAGTGCTGACTATGGGCAGGCAAGTTTAACTCATAACGGTGGTTCTTGGGTTCTTTCTGGTAAAAATACCACAGAAGCACTCGAAATGAGACGATTGCTCAATCAAATGAACGTTGTCAATGAAATTAATCGTGTCTGGAAAGGAAGACCCAATCTTTTTAAGTACAAGACCAGTAAACAGGTCCCTCCAGCAGAAAAATCATACGATCTAGAGACATATAAGAGTTCATTTATTAAAGGATCTGGATTTGCCAGAGCATTTGCCAGTTATTACTCCTCAAAAGGCGTTCACTATATCCAAATCGGTGGATATGGGTTATACTCTTTGATGCAGGACCCTAACAACCTACACAATCTCGGCGTAACACCGTTTCTCAACTCCGGTGCTAGTATGAAACTGAGGATCCGCACAAAAGGATCAACATCTCAGGGAACTTATAGATTTTCTACAGCACTATTGATGGACACACCGCCTAGGAAGTCTAGATTTAATCTAGATGATGAGGATGCGCTAGAAACTTTGCGTTGGGACGCTGTTGGTTGTTCTAATGCCACCCCACCACTAGCAGCACAAAGACCTCTTGCTATACAGTTGGGATTCTTACCATTTAATTTTCCATTATAATGATCGAAGAATTTTTTGATAACCTTGTCTGGGAGTACGCTGCGACCAGGAAGAAGGTTGACAGGCAAGCAAACGAAATCATGATGTTTACTGCCTTCTTCCATCAGTATATGGAGCAATATGCTGACGAAGGCGCTAAATATATGCATATGAAGACCTTGGGTCTTGCATTAATTCGTCAGAACCAATCAATCTATTATAAGAAGATACGTGAAGCAGTTCGAGAAGTTCATCGCCGAGGCAAGAACAACCCGCGCCAGCGCCCAGGCAAAGCGAATGGGTCTGGTAGGAGACGGGCACGGAGATTGGTATGATAAGCAGGGTACTCTGAAGGCAAAGACCGTCAGAGGTGAGCTGAAGATGTATGATGCTCGCCAAGCCCAGAAAGACGCAGATGCTGCTGATAAAACTGCTGCTGATCAATCTGATAACGCCGCTAAATCGACTGCTAAAGATCAGGACCAAAGACCTAGTGCTGCTGCTAGCGGCGTCGATGTTGATGCCCTACTCAGACAAGTCGATCAGTTCAGAGCAAGACAACAATTCGACCAGGCAGCAAGACAAGAACCACTAACGGTTGCCTTTGACAAGTTTGACAACGACGAGATTGGTGATAGTGTAATCGCAGCAGCACAAGAGTCTGCTGCTGGTGGTCAGTTCTATATCTTCCCATCCCGTGATGCTGACATCG